AAAAACGCGCAAACCCCTTGAAAACAAAGGAAATCCCGCAAACTCAACGGTTTGCGGGATTTCCTTCTGTTGGTGGAGGCGGCGGGAGTCGAACCCGCGACCCATCCGCTAAAACCCTTGATATTACGCTATTTTCCCGTCTTGTCTGCAAACTTGTCTGTAAAATAAGCATCAATACTCGCTGAGACGTCGCTCATCTTGTCGCCCATCGTATAGCCGTATACCTGCTTATACATCCGGTCGCTCGCCCATCCGTTGCGCTCCTGCGCGTAGCGGCTGTCAATGCCGAGGCGCACCATGACAGCCGCGTTGGCGTGGCGCAGGTCGTGAAAGCGGCAATGCTCGATGCCTACTTTTTCCAGCGTGCGCGTAAACCGCTTGTAGATTGCAGTCCCGCTCAGCTCCACGATGTAGCCCTCGCTGCGCCCCTGCGCCGCGATCAGCGACAGGATCTCCGGCGGAAGGTCTACCCAGCGGTCGCCGGAGAAGGTTTTTGGCGGTTTCACCGCCGGCTTCCCGTCCGCGTCGGTAACGACCGCGCGGCAGATGTGCAGCCGGCCCTTGTGGATGTCCTCAAAGCGCGCGCCGCGGATCTCCGACATACGCATGCCGAGCCACAGGCCCATGAGCACCGGCAGCTCGATCTCCGTGCCGCGCACCGCGGCCATAATTGCACCGATCTCCTCGTCCTCAATTTTTCGCGGCTCGACCTTTTTCCGCTGCGGGAGCCGCACGTCGAGCTTGACATCCGGCGCATAGACGCGCAAGACGGACGAAAGCAGGCCGACCGCGTTTGCGATGTACTTCCGGCTCTTTCCTTCCAGCGCCATCTGCGATATCTCGCGCTGCACCTGCTCGGCGGTGATCCTCTGCACATCCTGCTGCATGAGCGGCTGGAAGGTGCTGCGTTTTAGCTTGAGGTAGCCGCTGTAGGTGGACGGCGAGATCACGCCCTGCCGCGCTTCCATGTAGGCATCGTAGGCTGCCTCAAGCGTCATGCCGCTGGCTGCCTTTCGCGCCTCGACAAACCCCGCGCGGACGGCGCGGGCGCGGGCGAGGCACAGCTCGCGCGTCGGCTCGGTGACGCTCTGGCCCTCCGCGCGGAGGTAGACCGTCCAGCTGCCCGAGGGCAGCTGCTTGGGCGTCGGCACCTTGACCTCTTCCCTGCTGCGGCGCTCGCGCAGCTGCTTGACGCCGCACCAGTTGCAATAGATCGAGTTTTCGGGGATCTCTCTGCCGCAGGCCTTGCAGTTCATCGTGCCGCCTCCCTTCGCGAAAATGAAACGACCGCCGCCATGCCGGGCGGCGGCCTTTTGCGTTATGTTCCTACTGTATCGTCTCGGATTTCCGCGGGAAATTCTGCGATTTCGTTGTCCGAAAACCCCGCGTCAGCCAAAAACGATTTGCGCTTTTCTACGGCATTGTCGGTCAGATCATTGACTTTGCCGAGGTATTCCTGAAATTTGTCATAATCGGATGCTTCGCCGCCGTCAATATAGTCCTTTATGGCCTCGCACACAACGCGCGCGTTTGCCGTGTACGCGCGCGCAGCGCCGACATAGAGGATAGCCGGCTGAGTGTCAGCGTCAAAACTGTCGAGCGAATCCTGACTGGATTGAAGTACTGCGATCATAACACCAAGGACGTCTGTGTCACCTCTGTCGGCGGCATCTGCGACAACATCGTCGAGGGCCTGCAGCTGATCGCTTGCGGTTGTGACGACCGCCCACACTTGAGAGTCTAACTCCTTAGCGGCGATCTGGGACTCCGTCTCCGCCGGCTCGCCGCAGGCGGTCAGGGTAAACGCAAGGGCAAGCGCGAGGATCATTGCAAGAGACCGATTCATAGCATTGCCTTCTTTCCGTGCCCGAATCGGGCACAATTTTTTATTTATTTCCGCAGGTTAGCGGGAATTTAACGGTTTCTCTCCCTTTTTCGACAGCATCTTGCCGAAAAAGGTGCTATGGTAAAAGTACACGCAGGTGCTCCGGAGGTGTCAGCTCGCCTGCGCAGGCCCCGTCGTCAGTTGCAGGGGCGGCGGGGCCGCTCTACAATGGAATATCTGGCCGGTCTAAAATACGAGCAAAGAGAGGTACATAGACATGTCAGATCAGCACCACGCGCCGCAGGACTTGACCGAGTTACACCAACGCCTCATCGAGAAATACCGGCGACTGACGCCGGAAAACCGTGGGCGTCTCATGGCCTATCTTGAGACGATAGCAGCAGGTCCAGATATTCCTCCAGCTTTTCCCGATTCCGCGCGCTGAGCGCGTCATACCCCGCCAGCAGCCTGTCCTCCTCCGAGGGCGGGCTGCTTTTCTGCGCCTCGCCGAGCAAATCGGAGGTGGTGACGCCGAGATACTGCGCAAGCAGCTGCACCTTTGCAACGGACGGAGTTTGCCCCTTTTTCACATTGGGAAGCAAGTCCTTGCCTGCGCCACTCTCTTTGCAAGCAATAGTTGGCGCAACGCCCTTTAGCTCGCAATACTTTTTAACATTTTGAACAAACAGAGATGTATCCAATGCTTTAAATCCTCGCTTGGAGTTGTTAATAAGCGACAAATATCTATAATTAACGATTTCCCTATTGACAATCGTTAAAAAGCGATTTATGATAGGCGCACAAGGTTAAAGCGAGACTTTAACCGAGAGGAAGGAGAAGAAATATGAAAGAGTTTGAGCTCAGCATCAAGTCCGCGCCGGGCGGCGCGGTCGTCACCGTGCAGGGGAGCAAATCGACCATCGTTGTCGAGTTTGGCATCCTCGCAAACTCCATCAGCGAGCGGTGCGGCATCCCGCGCGAGCTGCTCGCGGCCGCGGTCATGACGGGCGCGGAAATTGATAGTCTAATCTCGTCTGGCAGCGTCTGCGTCGATCAGGGCGCGATTGACCGCGCGCGCGGCGAGAAGGATTAAAGTTACGCTTTAACTTATACCACACATTTTTGACGAAATCAATAGAAAGGGTGTGAAGAATTGACGAGATTCCGAATCCGCGCACTGCGCGAGGCGCGCGGCATGACGCGCTACGAGCTGGCGCAGGCGGCGGCGGTCAGTTATCAGGCCATCGCCCAATGGGAGAGCGGTGCGGCCATGCCAACAGCGGACAAGCTGCCGACCATCGCCGCGCTGCTGGAGTGTGAGGTCAACGACCTCTACGACGACGAGGCGCTGCGCGCGGCGAGCGAGGCGGCGAGGGCCGCGGTGGCGGCCAAGGGCGCGGCAGACGCGAGAGCGCTGGCCGCAGGAAAGTGAGGAGGTGAGGACATGCCGCGCGTTAACTTAGGCAGGAACACAGCGAATGAAAAGCTCGTCGCCCTGATCTGGGGCATGGCGGATGTGCGGGGCCTGACGAACGAGCAGTTAGGCGACAAGGCGAACATCTCGCGCACCACGGTCGCCCGCCGGAAGGCGAAGCCGGAGGACCTCACGCTCGGCGAGCTGCGGCGGCTGGGCCGTGCGCTCGGCATCCCGATCGAGGAGCTGCGCGAGGCCATCCGTTACTAAACCTATACCACAAAGGAGGACGAAAGACAATGGCAGCGTTATACCCAAATATCTATCAAAGAGGGCGGAAAACGACACTTTTGACGCAGGAGGAGGCGGCGGAGCGGTTGCACATCTCGCCCGAAACGCTCAAGCGCTACGAGGGCGGACGGCTCACACCGCCGGACGAGACCGTGGCGCGGATGTGCGAGGTCTACGGCGTGCGCTGGCTGGCGCTGGAGCACGCGAAGGCGACCGACCGGCTCGGTATTCTGCCGGAGCTGGAGCCAAAGCCCCTGCCGATGGCGACCATCTCGCTGACCAACCGCCTGCGCGACGCAGCGGATCGGCTGGCCGGATTGCTTCGCATCGCCGAGGACGGAGTGATCGACGACGCGGAGCGCCCGGAATTCGACGTCATCGTGCAGGAGCTGCGCGAGACTATCGCCGCGGCCTATCAAGTGATCTACGCTGACGGCGCAAAAAAAGAACGCCCCGACGGTGGCACGTCGAAGCGTTCATGTTCTCAGAGGTTCGAGTCTGAAAACGATTGCAAGAACAGTATATCATACTCACGCGGAAATGCAAGCCCCGTTTTGAAAAAGGGGGTGTATGCACGATGAGCGGATGGGCGATTTTCTTTACATTCGTCGGCGTGGGTACGTTGGTGACGAAGTTTGTGGACTTCGTAGAAGTCATTGGAGGAGATGCACATGGCAAAAGAAAAAGACACACGGCCATGCGATGACATGAGCGAGAGCCGGATCAAGTCCGGCCGGAAGCAGCGCTTCACGGTGCTCTATAAGAGCGCCATCGAGGACAAGCGCCTGCCGCTGGACGCGCGCGGATTGCTGGCCATCATGGTCGGTCTGCCGGACGGGTGGCAGTACTCCGTCAAGGGCCTCGCGGCCTATGTAGGCGTGAGCAAGGACACCATCCGCAGGCTGCTCGAAAAGCTGGAAAAAGTGGGGTACCTGACCCGCGAGCAGACGCATGACGCGAACGGCCATTTTGCCGGTAATGTCTACGTTTTGCAGGACGAAGCACCACCGTTGTCGGAGAACACCGACAACGGTGAAGTCCGACAACGGGAAAAACCGTCATCGGGTTTTCCGACCCAAATAAATACTAAAAGAACCAAAGACAGAAAGAATCAAACCCCTATAGCCCCCGCAGAGGTCGAAAAGCTCGTTGAGAAATACTGCGGCGAGGACGATGAGCTGCGCGAGGCGATCATGGGGCTGCTGGAGAATCGCATCAAGGTCAACCGAAAGAAAGCCGTTGTAACCGATGCGGCGATGAAGCTCATTCTCCGCAAGTTGGACAGACTGTCGGACGGACGGCGCGAGGTGAAACTCGCAATGCTGCGCAAGGCCATCACGTACAACTGGCTGACCGTCTTTGAGCTTAAGCCGGACGAAATGCCGCCGGTCGAGAACGAGGGCAGCGCGGCGCTGCCGCTCGGCTGGGGGGTGTGAGCATGGTGCAGGAGACAAAGGCGCGGCCGGGGCTGGAAGCCGAGACCGCAGTCGTCGGCGCGATGGTCGCCGCGCCGGAGATCGTCAAGGACGTGTTGTTTGCCGTCCGCGAGCAGGACTTCCGCATCGAGATCAACCGGCAAATCTTCCGCGCGGCGCGAGATCTGTACCTGCGGGCAAAACCGGTGACGCCGGTGACAATCCGCGACAAGGTCGGAAAGGAGTCGAGCGAGTATCTCGCGCAGCTGCTTGAGATCACGACGACCAGCGCCAACTGGCGCGAGTATGCCGCCATTATGGCTGAGCAGGCCAGCATGCGGCGCATGCAGGAGCTTGCGATGCAGGTGGCCGCAGCCGGCACGGCGCAGGAGTGCCGCGAGCTGGCGGCGAAGCTCCAGCAGGAGCAGAGCGGCGGGCGGCAGATCACGGCCTACACGATGGAGGACATGATCCAGGACTTTGCGGCGCGGCAGACGGCCAAAGATCCGGTGCGATACGTCCGCTATGGTCTCGCCGAGGTGGACGCCGGTACATACACGCAGCCGGGCGACGTGGTCATCATCGGCGGGTACCCCAGCGACGGTAAGACGGCGCTGGCACTGCAAATGGCGATGCGGATGGCGCGCGAGTGGCGCGTGGGCTTTTTTTCGCTGGAGACCGACCGGCGCAAAGTGACTGACCGTGTGGTTGCGGCGCTGAACGATATCAGTTTTACGGCCATCAAACGCAGAGAGCTGACGGACAAGGACTGGGAGCGGTTCGCGGCCAAGAGTGCCGCGGCTGCTGCGCTCAAGTTTACGCTGATCGAGGCCGCGGGATGGAGCGTCAGCGATATTACCGGCGCGGCCGAGGCGTTTGACTTTGACGTGATTTTCATCGACTATGTGCAGCTGGTTCGGCCAAGCTCGACGCGCATTATGCGCAGTGAGCAGGTGGCGGAGATCTCCCGCGAGCTGCACGCCTTCGCCCAGAGCCGGAAAAAGCTCGTGATCGAGCTGGCGCAGCTGACGCGCGAAGATCGCGTTGCGGTACCCAAAAAGGGCAAGCCGCAGCAAAACGAGCCGCGCATGAGCGATTTGAAGGAGTCCGGCCAGCTGGAGCAGGACGCGGACATGATCTTCATGATCTACCGTCCTGTCGAGGGCGGGGATTACGACCCAGCGAAGTCGCGCTTTTTGCGGATCGTCAAGAACAAAGAGGGCCTGCTGCTGCGCACGCTGCTGTGGTTTGACGGCAACAAGCAATCTTTTACGCCGATGACGATGACGTCGGCACGCGAGGTCGAGGAAGACAAGAAACTCGTCGAGCGGAATGCTCGCAATGAGCGCATGAGCGGCGCAAAGCGCCGGTAGAGAAAGGAGAGACATCATGCCGTATATTGGACAGCCGATCGCCTGGACGCCCTGCGCGTACTGCAATCTGGATGGCAAAGAGAACCCCAAGAGCACGAGAGCGCGGAATAAAGTGCGCGGCAGGATCGTTTGGATCAACGAGCTGCACCACTTTTTTTTAGTGGAGGCACAGGTCTTCGGGTACACGATGCGAGAGTGCTTTAAATTTTGAGGGCGGCGCATGAGGAAGAAAGTCAACAGCAAGTGCTACATGTGCGAGCGCCGTCATCCGGCGTGTCAGGACAAATGCCCTGATTATCTCGCATGGAAAGCGAACCTTGATGCGACGAATGCGAAAATCAAGGACGAGAAAAAGAAATTTGAGGATATGGGCAGCTACCAGTACGAGACTGCAAAGCGGCTGCGCAAATCGAAATAACAGGAGGACAACATGAAAACGATTGCGATCATGAACTATAAGGGCGGCGTCGGCAAGACGGTCACGACGATCAACTTCGCGGCCGAGCTCGCGGCTGCGGGAAAGCGCGTCATTGTGATGGATGCGGACGGCCAGTGCAATCTGAGCGATATTTTCCGAGCGGACACGCTCCACGGCGGTACGACCTACGAGGTGCTGACCGGCGAGACCGGCTGCTGCTGGGATGAGCTGGTGCAGGACACACCTGTCGAGGACGTGAAAATCGTTCCGGCCAGCGCGGAACTGCCGAAGGCGGACATCGCCGCCCTGACCGGCGAGCGGCTGGCAAAAAACGGCATCCGTGATTTTTGCCTCGCTGTGGCAGAGGATGAGGGCGCGGACTATATCCTCATCGACTGCCCGACCGCCTACAATGCGGCCACGGTGGCGGCGCTGGGCGCTGCGGATGAGATTATCATTCCCGTCGAGCTGGAGGGCTTCTCGCTCCACGGCGCGGGCGAGATCCGCAGTCAGGTCGCCAACATGCGCACGGTCAATCCGCGGCTGCGTATCGCGGGCGCGCTGATCACCAAGCGGCGCGGTACGCGCATCCAGGAGGCCGCAGAGCAGGCTTTACGCGTGAGCGGCATTCCGGCATTTGAGGCAGCAATCCCGCTGCGGGCTTCCGTGCCGGCAAGCATGTCCAACCTCAACGCAAGCAAGACGCTGAGAGGATACGCGCCCAAGGATGCGGCGACAAAGGCGTATCACGATTTCACGCGGGAGTATCTGAGCAAGGGAGGCGCGGTCAATGGCTAAGGGCAAGTTTGACATGAGCGAGTTTCTCACGCCGGTTGAGGGCGTGCCCGAATCGGGCACGACGCGGGAGATCGCCGTCGATGACATCGTAGACAACCCTCGGAATTTTTACCCCCGCCCCGACAATGCGGCGCTTGCCGAGCTGATGGAGTCCATCCGCGCGAACGGGCTGCTTGAGCCGCCGACCGTCGTGCCGGACACGGACGGCAAGTACCGCCTGATCTCCGGCCACAGCCGCATGGCGGCGCTGCGGCTGCTCGCGGCGAACCGGGACGAGGCCGTCGCGAAGCAGTTTTCCACCGTGCTCTGCCGAGTGCTGCCTGCGATGACGGAGGAGCAGGAGCTCTGCGCCGTGATCGAGGCCAACCGCCAGCGGGTCAAGTCACCCGCGCTGCTGACGCAGGAGGCCGAGCGGCTGACGGAGATGTACGTCAAGCGCCGCGAGGCAGGCGAGGAGCTGCCGGGGCGCATACGCGACCGCGTGGCCGAGGCGATGCAGGTCAATAAGACCAAGCTCGCCAACCTCAGCGCGATCAAAAACGGGCTGAAAGTGCCGGGGATCGTTGCACGGTGGGAAAAGCAGGAGTTACCGGAAGCAGCCGCGCTGGAGATCGCCCGCATGGATATCGACACACAGTATCGGCTGCTGGACTGGATTGTTGACCACAGCCGCACATGGTCGATCAACAACGTGCGCGAGTTCCGGACCTGTTGGACCTGCTGCAAGCATAATTGCCCGGATACCGGCGGCTTCTGCCCGAACGCCGCGCGGATGTATGCCGACCACTATCGCAATGGCGAGTGGCGCTGTGCCGGCTGCTGCCGCGAATGTCTCAACAAGAAGACTTGTTCTTCGGCGTGCCGCTTTGTGGTCGAAGAGCGGTTTGCCGGCGGGATCGCGCCGCCGCCACAGAAGACTCCAACAAATCCGGCAGTTGGCGATCCGCGGCTCAAGAATATGACCCCGAAATTCTGCGAGCGCGTCAAGGCACTGCGCGAGGCGACCGGACTGACGCGCAAGGAGTTCGCCGAGAGTATCGGCGAGTACCCCGGCACCTACAGTGCGTGGGAGAACAACAGCCTTGCCGGTGCGGGCTCGCTGCCCAAGCTGGCGCTGACGCTCGGCACGACGATGGACTACCTTTGCGGTCTGACGGACGATCCTTTACCGCCGCGAGACGAGTGGAGGGGCGGCGTGGATCTCGCCGCGCCGGAATGGTTGCCGCTGGATGCAGAGCACTGGCCGGAGGAAGGCGCGCTGGTCGTGCTGAGCTATCCCACGGGGCTGGGCGGCAGCGCCTATCTGACCGCGCGGTGCTGCGGCGGCGCGGATGATCAATACCCGTTCATTTCGACCGACGCGGGGATCACGGTACAGGATATCGTCGAGTGCAAGTGCGACAGCTGGCTGCTGATCAGCGAGAGGCAGAGAGGAGAAAACAAATGATTCACTACAAAATCGAAGACGGGCAGATACTCGAAATGGATGTTAGAGGCTCGCTCAAAGAGAATCTTGCAGATGTGGCAATGCTGGCAAATGGCATCTATAGCATGCTCGCAAAAAGCAGGCCGGATGTAGCAGAGGTTTTTCGGTTGGCGTTATCAGCGGGGATGCTTCCGGGCTCAGCGATATGGAAAAAGCAAGACTATGATGGCATTGCCATTGTCCAGGAGGGCAAATGAAGCGATCCGGATATTTGCAGCAGAGAGACGCGAGAACGCAAGTGCTGCTGGACGTGATGCAGCGGACGATGAAGCAGTACATGCTGGACACGCTGCTGATCACGATGCACGAGGACTTTGGCTGGGGCTATGACCGCCTCAGCCGCCTCGCGGAAAAATGGGGCGAGACGTATGACGTCTATTTTCCAGCAATGCAGAGCACTGAGGAGTCAGACGTTTATCAGGAGAGACTTGACAGGGCAACGCGCAGCTATATCGGAGACAACCAGTTTTACCCGTTTGCAGAGCGCTACCCGGAGATCAAACAATTAGGCTATGGGCCGAGGAGAACGAAATGAAAACAGAAGAGATTTTGGCCGCGATGCGGCGCTTAAAAGTGGAAACGGGCTCGCTGGCCTGCATGGGATGCGGGCGCGAGCACGACTGCGGCGTCCACGGCTGCCGCATCATGCGGGATGCCGCGGAGCTGATCGAGAAGCTGACTGACCGCTGCGCGTAGACGTTGCCAAGCAAGCGCAAGCAGAATGGGAGAAAGCCCGGTCTGCGGGGAAAAAGTGGGACAAGCTAAACGGAATACGGCAGAAAGGGAAGAAAATGTGATGGAACGACTGACATTTGAGGGGAACTTCTGCGACATCGCGCAATGTGATGTCATTCCAGGCGCCAGTTATTGCGAAAGCGGCAGCTGCACCCAGCGGAAAGTGTGGGAGCGGCTGAAAGCTTACGAGGACACGGGGCTGACACCGGAGGAAGTTGAAAGGTCTAAACTGGAAATTGAAGCCGGATGCGTTAAAACAATAGCCAGAACATACGGGATTGACATCAATCGTCTACGGAAATTAGCCGAGGCCGACAGGGCCGGTCGGCTGGTGGTGCTGCCGTGCAAGGTTGGAGGCACGCTATGGGTGACTGGCCGTGACAATGTGCCGCGAGAAATGGAGCTTGAAGCCCCGGACATTAGAGCTGTTTGCACAGATGAGGATAATCTGTGTATGTCAACGTGCAATCGAAAGCCGGACGGGTTCTGCGCGTATCGTCTGCGTAATGATGGTGCTGACATCGGCAAGACCGTATTCCTCACCCGCGAGGAGGCGGAAAAAGCATTGGAGGCGAAAAGCAATGACTGACATGGAACGCAAGACCTTCTGCGCGGCGCTCAGCCGCTACGGCGCGCAGGCGCAGATCACGATGATCTTTGAGGAAATGGCCGAGCTGCAGGATGTGCTGTGCAAGTTCCTGCGCGGGCGTGTGGACGGTGACACGCTCGCCAACATCGCCGAGGAGATCGCCGACGTCGGTATCATGCTTGACCAGATGGCGATCGAGTTTGAGGTTGAGGACGCGGTGGCGGAGCAGCGGGCCTTTAAGGCCCGGCAGCTGTGGGATCGTCTTGATTAAGTGAAGAGCTACGAAGGGGGGAAATTGTGTGAGATTCCTGGTGACGCTGGCGCTTGATGCGCCGGATGATGCGGATCCGCAGGGGATCAAGGAAAAAGTGGCGATGGACTTTGAAAAGTACGGCGGCGTACGCGTGGTCAAGGTCGAGCGCGTGGAAGAGTATCAACAGATGACGATGGAAGGAGATTGACATGCAAAAAATCAACCTGAAGAAGACCACGAAGGAACAAATGCTCAACATGTTAGAAACGGCGTGGCAGGCCAATGCAGGGGCCAACGAAGAAATCGCCGCGCTAAGTAAACGAATTGAAGAACAGAACGACGCGCTTGCCAAGTGTGTTGCCGAGAAAAACGAGTTGCGCGATCAAGCGCGAGAGGCAACGGGTAATGCAGAATATTGGCATGCTCGGTTTAACAACGCCTACAACGTTACAGAGGTACAGCGCCAAAGGATAAAGGAAGACGCTGATGAGCTGCGCCGTGAGCACGTAAATGTTGAGACGATGACCGATCAAAGGAATGCGGCGCTTGCGGAAAGCAAGGACTTACGCACAAAGCTCGCTGATGCTGAGGCGGCGCTGGGGGTGGCGAACGGTGAAATGGCAGCGCTGCGGCATGATTTGACATGTGAGCAAGAGTTATCCGTGCATCTCGCATCAGTCTGCAGATGGCTGTCGGATCACCCGTGGCGGAATCTGTGGGCGTGGGGGAAGAGGAAGCTGGGGTGCGCCGAATGAAGAAAAAACGTATGATTAAGCTGCTGATGAGCATTGGTTTTGATAGAAATGCCGCAGTGCGGGCGGCAGACGCGTGCGACGGAAGCACTTCGCATGTGCGAATTATGAACAGATTGTGCGTCGAATTTTTGCAGATTTACTACAAGCAGCTGGAAAAAATCGTTATTGAGGGCGACATGACCGGCGAGGTCGCCGGGATGGTCGGGAGCGTATATGGCTGAGCTGTTCTACTGCGTGCGCCAACGCGCGGGGAATCTGGTCAAGGAGTACCGTGGGACGATGCCGCCGCGCTATGCGCCCTCCGACACCGACGAGGACCGGCGCGCCAAGGCCGACCTCAAGGCGCAGCGGCGCACGGTACTCAACCGCGACTCCACCGACCGGCTCGAGCTGATGATCGCGCTTATGGGCAAGTACGCCACGCACTACATTCTGGAGTTCGACAACGAGCATCTGCCGGAGCGCTTTGCCGACGTGCGCAAGGCGCTGCGGGCCTTCCTGCGGCGCGTGGAGCGCTATCGAGGCAAGGGCGGGCTTGACTACATCCCGGCCATTGAGGGTCTGCATGGGGCGCACAGGTATCACATCCACCTCGTCGCGGATTACCGGCAGCTCTCGCCGGCGGAGGTGCGGGCCCTGTGGCAGTGCGGCGAGGTGACGGACTGGCCAGTATTTAAGCGGCGCGGCAAGACGCTCGGCTACCGTTATCTCGCGCGCTATCTCACCAAGGAGCGCAGCGACGGGATCATCATTCCGGTGGGGCGGCATCCGTGGAGCTGCTCGCGCAGTCTGCGCGCGAAGTTGCCGCCGCCGGAGGTGTGGCTCGACGAGAGCGATGCGATTACGATACCGTTCGACGCGATGCTCCCACAGATGCGGACCGGCGGCAGTCAATTTGGCAGCTACCGGGTGGCGAGTTGGATCGAGGCGTAAGGAATCGCGTGCGCGCGTGCGCGCGACATTACTTGTAACCTATTGGCTTTTTAGTGACAAACGCAGAAAAGAGGAGGAAAAGTATTGCAAAACAGTGCAAGGACTGCTAAACTGGACACAAAGAACGGATTGATTGTCTGTCCGAACTGCGGGCGGCTCACATCGCAGGCCGTTCGGCCCGACACCGAGGCGCGAAACTTAGTCCTCTGGTGCCGGAGATGCAAGGCATCGAACATCGTGAATATCGAACATGGCGCGTGCTCGCTTAGTAGCCACTGCTGACAAACCCGGATCTCGGGGAGTGTCGGCGGTGGCTTTTGTTTTTTGCCCGGAGGTGATAGCCCGATGGACTTAAAGCCGCTCCGACCCTGCCGGCATCCCGGCTGCTGCGTGCTGGTGAGCGATGGATACTGCGACGCCCACCGGCCGCGCGGCGACCGGCGCAGTGAGGAAGCGCAGTCCTGGCGCTGGATGTACCAGACCGACGAGTGGAAACTCGACCTGCGGCCAGCGCAGCTCCTGCGCGAGCCGTTCTGCCGCGAGTGCGCCCGGCACGGGCGGCGGGTCCGCGCGACGGACGTGGACCACATCGTCGACCACAAGGGAGACTGGCAGACCTTCTGCGACAGAGACAACCTCGAGAGCCTCTGCCACAGCTGCCATAGCCGCAAGACGGCGAGAGAAATGCACAAGAATCGCAGCAAATCAAAGCGCCGCGCCGCAGCGCCGCGGCAGTAGGCTTGGGCGCTCGGGCGCGTCGCGAGAGCGTCGCGCGGGGCTTCCTTGCAGACCCCTCCCCGGAGTCAGAAAGTTTGGGTGCTGCCCTTGAAAACCGCTGGCCCTCCCTCGCGAGAGAATTTTTCCCCACGGAAAATTTTGGACGGTGGGCCAGATGCGCAGGATCAACAAAACAACGTCCGGTGTAGTCCCCGGCTCTTGAAGCCGGCCATGGCCTTCACGGTTCTGTCCCCCGCGCTCTCGCTCGTCGAGAGCCGGGGACTGCATCGGAGATATCGACAGGAGGCAAGGCATGGGAAAGAAGCGGACAGCAGGGCAGACGCCGGTGCGCGTGGCGGTCAAGGACCTGCCGACAATACGCATCGACGAGCTGATCCCTTACGAGAACAACGCGAAGATCCACGGGCCGGAGCAGATCAAGCAGCTGCGGCGCAGCCTGCGCGAGTTTGGCTTTGTCTCGCCGGTGCTAATCGACGAGGACAAGAACCTGATCGCCGGACATGGGCGCGTCGAGGCGGCGCGGGCCGAAGGCATGACCGAGGTCCCGTATGTGACGGTGAGCGACCTGACCGAGGCGCAGCGGCGCGCCTACATCATCGCGGACAACCGACTTGCCGAGACGGGCGAGTGGGACGCGGCGCGGCTTAAGTTTGAAATGGAAGAGCTAAACAGCCTTTCTTTCGACACCGCGCTGATCGGTTTCACGATGGACGAGATCGAGACGATCCATGTCAGCGCCCACGAGCGGACGAAACCAGCGGCAGAAGGAAACAACTTTTGGGGAGATGTCGAGAGCGAAAGCAGCGAGGATTATGCGAAATTTGTGGATAAATTTAAGCCGAAACTCACCACCGACGACTGCTACACGCCGCAGAACATCTACGAGGTGATTCGCGACTGGGCTTTGGCGCACTACGGCTTGCAGGGCGCGCCGGTGATTCGGCCATTTTACCCCGGAGGCGACTATGAGCACGAGACCTACCCGGACGGTTGCGTGGTGATCGACAACCCGCCATTTTCTATTCTTTCGCAGATTTGCAGATTCTTTGATGAGCATGGCATTCGCTACTTCTTGTTTGCTCCAACGCTGACGCTGTTTTCCACAAATGCGGGAAAATCAAACTACGTGCCCGTTTCGGCCTCAGTTACGTACGAAAACGGTGCCCGCGTCAATACGTCCTTTGTCACAAATTTGGGGGGGTGGCGCGTGGAGATTTCCGGGGAGTTGTTTTCTTTGATAGGCGAAGCTGATAAACGTAACCAGGGTGAATCCCGGATTGAGCTTCCGGGGTACATTTATCCGCGCAACGTTTTATGCGTTCAGGATTTTGACCTTGCGAAGCATGGCCAGTCATTGTGTTTTTCCGATGAGGATCTTCAATTTACACGAGCTCTGGATGCCCAAAAGGAAAAAGGCAAGGCCATTTTTGGCGGCGGCTTCTTGCTGTCAGAGGCGGCGGCTGCTAAGAAATCCAAAGCAGAAAAAGCTGCGTTGGAAGTCATGAGCGCACGTTTGGCTGCCATTTCTGAATCTCAGCAAAACTCCCGCATGTCAACGGATGGAAAAATCATTTGGCCATTATCTGACCGCGAAAAGGCGCTTGTAAAAAGCCTTGGGAAGCACGGCGGTGCCGTATGACCGTGCAGGAGGCCGAGCGGATCATGGCCGCGACGGCAAGCCCGTATCTCAAGCGGGACATGGAGCGATATATTCGGCGGCAGCGCAGAAAGGAGCGCAAAGATGGCAGGAGCAAGACAACCGACCGATCTGGTCGTGAGGAACGGGCGCAAGCACATGACGCGCGCCGAGGAGGACGCGCGGCGCGACCGTGAGGTGGTGGTACCTGCGCCGCAGCGGGCAAAGCCGCCCAAGTGGCTGCCCAAGGAGCTGCATCGCGAGTTTCGCGCGCTCGGCAAGCAGCTCATCGACGTGGGGCTCTACACCGACCTCGACGCGGACAACCTCGGGCGCTATCTGGTCGCCCACCACGAGTATATCAGCGCGACGGCGGAGGTGCAGCGGGCCTTGACTCAGTCGCCGGGCCACGCACGCGACTTAGAGGCGGCGGACGGCTGGGGCCGCGTGCAGGAGCGCTACTTTAAACAGGCGCGCAACTGCGCGAATGACATGGGCCTAACGGTATCGAGCCGCTGTCGGCTGGTGCTGCCGAGCAATTTGCCCGCGGCGGCGTTTACGCCGGAGAGCGGCGCGGACGAGTTTACCATCCGGCTGCGGCAGCGGCAGGCGGACGCGCTGGCGCGGAGCCTGTAGCATGGCATACGTTTTCGACCGCGAGGCGGGGCAGTTTGTGTGCGACTTCGTCGAGCGACTGCCGACGACCGACACGGGCAAGCCCTTCTGCCTTTACGACTGGCAGCGCGAGGCGCTGATGGAGTTTTACGGCACGATGGACGTGCCCGATTCGGGCACGGATGAGGGCGCAGAGCGGCTGCGCCGGTACTGGTACCTCTATTTAGAGATCCCGAAGAAGAACGGTAAGAGCGAACTGGCTGCGGCGCTGGCCCTCTATCACCTTTTCGCGGACGGCGAGCTGAACGCGGAGGTCTACGTCTGCGCGGCAGACAAGGATAACGCCTCTATCGTCTTCAACGCCGCGGTCTTCATGGCAACGAGCGCGCCGTGGACGGCAAAGATGATTGCCCAGGGCGAGCTGCGGCCCATCGAGAGCCGCAAGCGCATCGAGTACCGCAAGCGCGTGAAGACCGGCAACGGTGGGTACAAGTGGATTACAGTCGGCATTCTGCAGGTCCTCTCCGCCGAGGCGTACAGCAAGCACGGCTACAAGCCGAGCTGCGTCATCTTCGACGAGCTGCACGCGCAGCCCAACCGTGAGCTGTGGGACGTCATGACCGGCGCGGCGGGCGCGAGCCGACGGCAGCCGGCATGGATCGTGCTGACGACCGCGGGCGACGACCCCGACCGCAGCTCCATCGGCTGGGAGATCCACGAGAAAGCAGTTGGCATCCGCGACGCGCGGCAGCTGCGGCGCATCCAGAGCGATGGCGGCGACGTTCGCAAGGTCCTCTCCCTCCGGCATGTCGGGGACGAGGACCTTGCGGACGCGGAGGCCGAGCTGCTCGGCCGTGACGAGGAAAACTGGCTACCGATCCTTTACGGCCTGACCGCGATGTTTGGCGACGATCCGGACGACCTGGAAAAGCTCGACATCTGGGACGAGAGCCTGTGGTATCTCTGCAACCCCTCGCTCGGCAAGCATCTGAGCCTGCGCAACATCCGCATGGAGGCGGCGAGCGCAAAGCGCAGCGAAGCCGAAGAGCGCGTATTCCGATGGCTGCGGCTCAACCAATGGATCACGACGAAGTCGGTCGGCTGGATCTCGCTCAACCTCTATGACAAGACGCAATGGGGGCCGAGCAAAAAGCGCGAGCGCGAGGAATGGCTGCGGCAGCTGGACGGGAAGCTCTGCTACGGCGGCGTGGACCTTTCCACGAGCCGCGACCTGACGGCCTTCGTGCTGCTTTTCCCTCCCCAGCCCGGGCTGGATGTGGCGGTGCTGCTGCCCTATGGCATCTGGCGGCCCGAGGCGACGGTGGACGAGGCGGGAAAACGCGACCACGTCCCTTACCGGGACTGGGCGCGTGCCGGCTTCCTCGACCTCTGCCCCGGCGAGGTCATCGACTACGGCGCGGTGGAGGAGCGCATCCGCGAGGCACGAGAGCGCTACGACCTCAAGATGGTGGGCTTCGACCCGTATCTGAGCCGGACCATCACGCAGCGGCTCGCGCCAATCGTGCCGATCATCGAGATCCCGCAGGACCTCAAAAACATGAGCCCGGCGATGAAGGAGACGGACGACATGATGCAGCGCCACACGCTGCTGCACGTTCACAACACCTGTTTCCGCTGGACCTTCGGCAACGTACGCTGCCACGCAGACGGAAACGGCAACATCAAGCCGCTCAAGAATAAATCAACGGGGCGCATCGACCCGGCGGTCGCGAGCATTATCGTGATGGCCGTGTGGATGGTTGCCAGGAATCAGAAGCCCGATCTTGCCGCGGCGATGGCGCGTCCGGGCTTTACGCTGTGAGGAGGGAAAGCTGTGGAAAAGCTGCGAGACGCCGCGCTGCTGCTCGGCGTGCTGCTCATTACGGCAGGCGCGGGGATGATCTATATCCCGGCCGGCTTTATCGTGGGCGGCATTCTTTTGATCGCAATGGCTGTCATTGACAGCTTTGACGATAGTGCAAACGACGAAGGGAGTGATGGTCAAGCATGAGCATCATCAAGGGCCTGCGCGCGGCGACCGCACGCTCGCCCACTGTAAGCAAAACCGTAACGGTCGGCAGCCTGACGGCTTCCGGCGGTCTGGCCATTGGCGAAGACCCGCAGAGCGCGGCGCGCAAGCTCAGCGCGGTCGACCGCTGCATTGAGATCCTCAGCGACAGCATCGCGAAGCTGCCGAATTATGTGATCGACACGAGGACGCGCGAGCGCACGGACCACGAGCTGCTGCGGCTGCTAAACATCCGGCCGAACGAGGCCATGACTCCATTCATCCGCAAAAAGGTGCTGGAGACGAGCCGCCTGGAGGGCGGCAACGGCTACGACTGGATCGTGCGCGACGAGCGCACGGGCAAGCCGGTGGAGCTGATCCCAGTGCCGTGGTATCTGGTGCAGCCATGGCACGACATGGCGGGTCGCGTGTGGTACGACGTGACGCATCCATTTTCCGGCAAGGTCATGCGATTGCCGAACGAGGACGTGTGCCACTACAAGAACGCCACGCGCAACGGACTGCTCGGTCTCGGCACGGTGACGCGCGCCGGCGAGGTGATCGCCGCGGCGCGGGCCGCGCAGGAGTATGAGCTGAGCTACTACGCCAACGGCGGGCAGCCGGGCGGCGTGCTGGAGACCGACACCGACCTCGGCGGCTATGTCACCGACGAAAAGGGCAGTCCGGTCAAGGCGGCGGACGGCTCGCTCGTGACCAAAAAGGACCGGCTGCGCGCCGAGTGGGAGCGCGTCCACATGGGGCCGAGCAAGGCGCACCGGACGGCGATCCTCGACCTCGGTCTCAAGTACACGAGCATCGCAGGGACGAACCGCGACGCGCAGTTTGTGGAAAACAAGCAGCTGTCGATCACGGACATTGCGCGCTACTTCGGCGTGCCGCTCTACAAGCTCAATGAGGGCAAGCAGGCCTACGGAAGCAACGAGCAGAACGCGATCGAGTATGTCGTCGGAACGCTGCACCCCATCGTGACCCAGTACGAGGAGGAGCAGAGCTATAAGCTGCTGACCGACAGCGAGCTGGCCGCGGGGCTGGAGCTGCGCATCAACATGATGGCGGAGCTCAAGGGCGACACGGCGAGCCGCGCCAACTGGTACCGCGTGATGAGCGAGCTGAGCGTATTCAGCCCCGACGACATCGCGGCGCTGGAGGACCTGCCGAATGTGCCGGGCGGCAACCGCAGGCGCGCGAGCCTGAACTATGTGCCGCTTGACCTGTGGCCGGAGCTAAGCGCGCAGAGAAACGGCGGCGCGGCCGCCGGAGAGGAGTAAACCGCATGGATATGATCTTTAAGGCGGCACGGATCGAAAAGGCTGCCTTGGGCGAGCGGGAGCTTGCCCTCATTAACGCACAGGCGCTGCGCGAGCTGAGTGCCGAGGAAGTGTTCACCTTCCGTTTTGCCGCCTGCGACAACCAGATCGACCGCGACTGCGAGCGCTTTACCGAGGAGACGCTTGAGCAGCTCAGCAAGCTCTACATCGGCAAGCCCGTGCTGCGCGACCACAAGTGGAGCGCGGAAACGCAGACCGCGCGCGTGTACGATGCGCAGGTAGCGGACGAAGGCGAGGTCAAGCGTCTGGTGCTCAGCTGCTACATGGTCCGCACGGCAAGCACCGCGGACACCATCGCCGCCATCGAGGGCGGCATCCTGCGCGAGTGCAGCGTGGGCTGCGCGGTGGAGCACGTCAACTGCTCGATCTGCGGCGCGGACCAGCGCAAGACGCTGTGCGAGCACTGGCCGGGCCGAGAGTACGACGGGCAGCTTTGCCACTTCGAGCTGGACGGCGCGGCAGACGCCTACGAGGTGAGCCTCGTGGCGGTGCCCGCACAGCCAGAGGCCGGTACCGTCAAGGCCAAGCGCTACGGCGGAGCCGAGATGCCGAAACCTCCCGCGCCGAAGGGCGCGGACAATGATGAGCACTGGGCGGACGAAGCCGCCTTGGAGCTTGAAAAAATGAGATTTTAAGGAGGCACACAATGCGTAGAAAGTACAACGACCTGCTGGCGAAGCGCGCCGGCATGCTCACGGAGGCCGAGGGCCTGCTCAAGGCGGGCAAGCGCGAGGACTATCGGAGCAAAATGACCGAGATCGAGAACCTCAACACCGAGATCACCGAGGTCAAGACCCTCATCGACGAGCAGGACCGCCAGTTCGCGCAGAAGCAGGAAACTCCGGGCGAGGCCAGGGACAAGGCTCTCGAGCGCGCGGAGATCCTGCGCAAGGGCGGCGAGGTCAAGTTCAGCGCGGCGGAGGTCCGCAAGGCCATCACGCTCGCGACCACCTCGCTCGCCGAGCCCACCGGCGTGGGCCGCGACATCCGCGGCGGCGACGCACCGATCAGCGCGATCATCGACCAGGTGCAGGTCGTCAACCTCTCCGGCATGGGCGAGTATCAGGAGCCCTATGTCATCACCGAGCTGGACGCGAAGGTCGGCACGGTGGCGTCCACCGCCGGCAAGGCCCGCACGGCGAGCACCGACCCCACCTTCGGTGTGGCGCAGATCAAGCCTTACGACATGAGCGTGACGAGCTTTGTTGACCGCAACATCGGCAACCTGACGCCCGCGGACTACTACGCCAAGATCTTCGGCATGGCGCTGCGCGCGATGCGCCGCAAGGCATCTGAGCTGATCGTCAACGGCGACGGTGAGACCAGCCATGTGTTCTACGGCATGAAGAACGCCAAAAACAAGGCGGGCGCGAACATCTTCGCGAGCGTGGACGTGGGCGCGGTGGACGTCAACCTGCTTGATACCCTGTATTTTGCCTACGGCGCGGACACCGAGCTCGGCGGCAGTGCCCGCTTGCTGCTCACCAAAGCCGACCTCAAGGCCATCGGCGCGCTGCGCGGCACGAACGAGAAGCGCCGCCTGTTTACGATCGAGCCCGACATGGCGAACCCCAACATCGGCGTCATCCGCGACGGCGGCGTGGTAATTCCCTATACCCTCTGCCCCGACCTAACGAGCCTTTCCGGCTCGACCGCGAGCGCGAGCGCCGCGATCCAGACCATGATCTACGGCAACCCGCTCAACTATGAGCTGGGCCTCTTCTCCGATTTCATCGTGCGCGTGGACGAGAGCTACAAGGCGCAGGAGCGCCTGCTGACCATCCTCGGCGACGTGATGATTGGCGGCAACCTCGTAGTCGACAAGGGCGCCGTCGTGGCGACGCTGCCCAAGAGCGGGGGCTAAGCGATGCTGCGCGAGAGGCTGAGCGAGATCGCCGCTTACTGCCGCGTGGAGGCGGACGACGCGGAGCTCCCCGGCTTTGTGGACGCGGCAGCGGCCTACCTCGCCGGCGCGGGCGTGCGCGAGCCGCAGGACGGCTCGCCGCGCTATGCGCAGTATCTGCAATGCGTCAAGTACCTCGCGCTCGACCTCTACGACCGACGCGACACGGCGGTCGAGGGGGCGCTCGGCGACAACTACGCCTTCCGGCGGATGCTCAACCAGCTTAAGCTGACCGAGCCTGTGCCCGATTTGGGCACGGGCGAGGGAGCGGAGGGAGGCGCGTGATGCACGTCGACGCAGGAAAGCTTTCCAAGCGCATCCAGTTTTTGCGCAAGACGACCAAAAAGGACGCCGACGGCTACGACGTACCCGGCGAGCCGGAGCTCGTGCGCGAGACCTGGGCACAGTACAGCCAGACAAGCGGCACGGAGCTGATCCGGGCCAACGCCGAGTTCGGCGAGGCGAAGGTGCGCTTTCTCACGCGCGCGAACCCGGAGCTGTTTGACCGGCGGCTCCTGATCCGCTACAACGAGCGCGACTACAACATCCTCTACGTCAACACCTATGGCGACGAGGGGAAGTACATGGAGTTCTGGTGCGAGCAGTATACGCAAAGGGGAACGGTATGACGCTGAATGAGAAAATCATTGCGGTCGTGACGCCGATCGTGCCGGTGTGCGTGCCGGATCTGCTGGTCACGAAGGCGGGCGAAACGCCGCCGGAGAAATACTGCACGTTTAATTACACGGAGCTGGCGGAGGGAATCGGGGACAATGCTGCGCATCTGACGCGAGCGCTTGTGCAAGTGCATTACTTCGCGCCGCTCAAAGCCTCTACGCTGGCCGTGCGGCACGCGTTGCGCGACGCGATCGCCGCGGTGGATAATTTTACCCTGCCGAGCATCGAGAACGCTACGGACGAGACGGGACAGCACTATGTGCTGGAATTTGACGCCGTGGGACGCTGGGGGGCGGAGGACGATGGCCAAGGTCGAGTTTAAGGGCATTGACGAGGTCGTGACATCGCTGACGGAGCTTTCCGAGTTACCGAACGAGGTGATCGACGCGATGCTCAACGCCCGCGCCGACGTGGTCGTTGAGGCACAGCGCGCCGAGGCGCGTAAGCTCGGCAAGGAATATCGGAACAGGAAGCAGAAGAAGGACTACAGCAAGGGCTTGACCGCGCGTTCAATTCAAAAAGGCAAGGTCAAGGTCAAAGATGGGCAGCGAGTGCTGTACATCACGCCGGTCGGCAGCAGAAAGCGCGGCAAGACCGTGACGCGAAATGCGGAGATCGCCTTTTTGAACGAGTTCGGCACTAAGACGATCCAAGCGCGGAACTTTTTGCGGAAAGCGAACGAACAGAGCGCGGACGCCGCGACGGCGGCGGAGTTTGAGGTGTACAGCCGCTACCTCGAAAAAAAAGGGCTGTAGAAAGGATTACCATGCAGTACGGAGCAAAGATGATCCAGTGGGCACCGTTTGCCGCGATGGATCCCGAGACGGCAAGCGCGCCCCCGAAGCTCGGCACGCCGTCGAATCTCGGCGCGCTGAACAAGGTGACGGAAACGATCAATTTCAACCGCACGAGCGCCTATGGCGACAACGTGAAGAAGGTTGAGATCGTGGAATTCAAGGACGGCTCGCTGGCTGTGGAGACGCTGTATCTTTCGAACGCGAACGCAGCGGCGGTGACCGGCGCGGAGCTGGGCACGACGGATGGGGATAAAGACCTTAAGTTCGGCAGCAATGACACCGCGCCCTATGGCAGCCTTGCCTTTTACACCAACCACATGAGGGACGACGGGACGAAATACTATCAGGGCATTTTCTACCCGAAGGTCAAGGCCAACATGGAGGGCGAGGAGTACGAGACCAAGGGCGACAGCATTGTGCTGAGCAATGCTAAGCTCACGTTTACCGTTTTCGAGCCGCTCTACGGCAAGTACAAGCACAAGAGCGAGGAGTTCGACACCGAGGCCAAGGCCGCGGCGTGGGTCAATGAAAAAATCAAGGCCGCAGCGGGCGGCTGAGAAGCGAAGAGACGCGGCACCCGCTGCGTCTCTTTTGTATTCGGAGGAAAAAATGAAGACACTTCCTTATGAACTGAATGGGCACACGTTCTATTTGTGCCTGAACGGGCAGGCGCTTTTTGACGCCTACGATAAATTCGGCTACGAGGGCTTTCTTACGAAGCACATCGAGGGGAAAGACAAGCAGAGCTTTGAAAATACGTGCTGGCTGCTCGCAAAGCTCGCCGAGCAGGGCGAGCTGGTGCGGCGGTGGCAGGGGCTCGACCGCGGGCCGATCGCGCCGGAGCAGTATTTCCGCGTAAATCTCAAGCCGCTGGAGGTCTCGGACGCAAAAAAGGCCATCCGCGAGGCCATTGCGCTTGGATTTGCCCGCGAAGAGGAAGAAAACCGCGAACGTGACCTCTTCCTCGAAGAACTTCAAAAAAAAACGAAAGAAATAACGTGACGCGCGCGTGGTGGCTGGATCTGACGACGCAATTTCTTCGGCTGAGCGTCCGCGAGGGGATGCTGCTGACGGTCGGGCAGGTGCTCGATTTGCAGGAGCTTGAGACCAGGCGGCGCGGGCTGCGCAGAGAGGAGGATGAGGCGTAAATGGCGACGAGGACGATCACAACGCGGCTGGCGATTGAGGGCGAAACCGAATTTAAGCGCTCCATGTCGAGCGCAAACAGCGAGCTCAAGACGCTGCGCAGCGAAATGAGCCTTGCCGACGCAGAATTTAAGGGCCAGGCTAACACGATGGAAGCCCTGACCAAAAAGAATGAGCTGCTGCGCCGTGCTCAGGAGCAGCAAACCGAGAAGGTCAAGGCCCTGGAACAGGCCGTAGAGGACGCCGCAGAGGCCTACGGCGAGAACGACAAGCGGACAGACAACTACCGCCAGCAGCTCAATCGGGCAAAGAAAGAGCTGATCGACATGAACGATGCGCTGGATGACAACGAGAAGTATCTCGACGAGGCGCGCAAGAGCGCCGACAAGTGTGCGAAGTCTATCGACGAGTTCGGCAAGGAGACCGACGGTGCGCAAAGCGGCATCGAGAAGTTTACGGACGTGCTGCAGAACGGTTTTAGCGTCAAGGGCAAGGGCGGCGACCTGCTGGGGATGCTCACGAACCTCAAGGGGGCGCTGATCGGCGGCGCGATCGTCGGCGGGCTCAAAGAGCTGGGCGACGCGATCATCGGCGTGGTCGACGATACGGCGGAATACCGCAAGATCATGGGCACGCTGGAGACCAGCTCGAAAGAGGCCGGTTACACAACCGAGCAGACGGCAGAGGCCTACACCCGCCTGAATGGCGTGCTGGGCGACTCGCAGACGGCGGCGACGACCGTGGCCAACCTGCAGGCCATTGGGCTGGAGCAGGGCGACCTCATGACGCTGATCGACGCGACGACCGGCGCGTGGGCCACCTACGGCGACAGCATCCCGATCGACGGCCTGTCCGAGGCTATCAATGAGACGATCCAGACCGGCAAGGTGACGGGCACCTTCGCTGACGTGCTCAACTGGGCGGGCGAGAGCGAAGACGATTTTAACGAGAAGCTCGCGGCGGCGAATACTTCATCCGAGCGCGCGCAGATCGTGCTGGACCAGCTCTCCAAGCAAAACCTGCCGCAGGCGGGCCAGGCATGGCGAGACGCCAACGAGGATATCATCGAGTACAACGAGGCGCAGGGCGAGCTGGACGAGGCAATGGGACGCCTGGGTGAAGCGCTCGCGCCGGTAGCTGCGAAGATGAAAAGCGTGTTTGCAGGCGCGGTGAATATCGCGGCCGACGCTGTGACCAAACTGATCGGCTTTGTCAACAGCGCGATCGCCGCCTTTAAGAAACTCGCCGGCGTGGAGGAAAAGCAGAAAACGACTAAAACCAAGGGTCAATCTAAGACCACAAGAAAGACGACGTCTACCGTGCGGCAGTACGCCAACGGCCTTGATTACGTCCCGTATGACGGCTATCCGGCGATCCTGCATGAGGGCGAACGCGTGCTGACACGACGCGAGGCGGACGACTACCGCAGCGACCGCGGCAGCGGCAAGCCGGCTGACATCGTCATCAACCTGACGACCACGCTGGACGGCAAGACTGTGAGCAAGACGGTGACGCGGTACCAGCAGCAGGACCAGAGGGCGAGGCAATGAAGAATTTTACTTTCAAAATCAACGGCAACGACCGCACAGCGCTTTTTAACCAGTACGGGTTCGGCGCGGGCATTACGCCAATCTACAGCGACGAGATCGTGACGATGGACAAAAAGCGGCACAGCGCGGTGATCCGCTGGCAGAGCTGGTGCAGCGCACAGCTCAACGACATCACCGACGCAGAGGTGGCGGCGCTGGCCGCAGATCTGCGCGGCGCGACGCTGAGCGTGACCTATGAAAACCCCGCGCTCGGCAGCACGCCGGTGACGCAGGAGATGACCGTGGACGGGCTGGAGCTCGCGTATTTGCTGCGCGACCAGACGGGCCGATACTGGAGCGGCAAGACGCTCAACTTTACACAGAGGTGAGCGCATGCACAGTGTAAGTGATTTATGGCGGACGCTGCTTGCCAGTCCAGGGCACCGTAAGGAGGTCAAGCTCGTGATCGCGGGCGTCACCTACGGCGAGGACAAGATCGTGGATGGATCGCTGCGGATTGACGGCGGGCTGTACTCTGATTTTGGCATCGGCAACTGCTGTGCGCGGCAGATCGACGTCGAGTTTTACCCAAAAGGGGCGATTCCACGGCAGGCGCAAATCGAGGTCTACGTGCGTCTTGTGCTCGGCGAGCAGGTAAGCGAGTGGATCCCCAAAGGCGTGTTTTTCTTCTCCACGCGCAAGACCGACCGGGTCACGGGCGTTTTGAGCGTGCACGGGTATGACGCGATGCTCAAGGCAGAGCAGACATGGCTCGACAGCAGCTATGACGCGGAAACGTGGCCGATGCCGGCGGCGACGGCGGTGGCCGACATCGCAGCGCGCATGGGCGTGGCAGTGGACAGCCGCACGGTATTGGATGCGGCGTTCCCGATACAGTACCCAGTGGACGACAAGGGAGATATGACGATGCGCGAGGCGCTTGGGCGTATCGCGGTCGCCAACGCGGGAAACTGGACCATCACGGACGAGGGCAAGCTGCTGCTGGTCGGTCTCAACTCCATGCCCGCTGAAACCCACTATCTTATCACGGAGACCGGCAGCGCCATCACCTTTGGCGGTGTGCGCATCCTTGTGTAAGGAGGGCAATATGGACAAAACCTATTTAGGCCGACGGCTGGCGGAGTTTTCCCCCGGGATCGCGTCGCAGCCTATCTCCAAGGTGGAGCTGCTGAACGATACCGGCGATGTGGTCGGTGTGTCCGGATCGGACACCGGACGGACGTTGACGGCCTTGCAGCCGGACGGCACGAATGCGATGGCGGCGGCGATCCTTGCCAAAGTCTCCGGTTACAAGCACATCGGTTACGAAGGCAGCAAGGCGCTGCTTGACCCTGCGGCGGAGCTTGGCGACGCGGTGACGGTGGACGGGCTTTATGTGCCGCTCGTCGCGCTGGACATGACGTTTGATCCGCTGCTTGCGCCGGACATCTCCGCGCCGGACGCGGACGAGCTGGACGACGAGTACCCGTACAAATCGCCAACGCAGCGGCAGATCGAGCGCAACATGGCAAAGACGCGGTCGCTCATCACTAAAACCTCCGAGGAGATCAACCTCAAGGTCGAGGGCATTGATGGGCGGGTATCGGACATCACGCAAACGGTCGATGGAATCAGCTTATCCGTCACGTCAGCGTCCACACCGGACGGCCAGACGACCGCTACGATCACGCTTAAGGTCGGCCCCAACAACTACACCGGCTATATCAAGCTCGACGGCAATGTGGACGTCTCCGGGCAGCTGTCGGCGGATGCGTTGTATTCCGCGCTCGGCGAGATCGCGGACTTAAGCGTCAACCGGCTGTCGACCTCGCGCCGGGTGGTCAAGTACCTTGCGGGCGACACAACCGACGACAATTTCATCCGCGTGGCAGAACAGAGCCTTGAGTTTGTCGCGGGCATCGCCAAAAGCACGACGGAACAGGCGAAAAACCCAAACGGGGAACTGATCTACTGGGAGGCAGACCCCGCGGGCGCGTCGATCGGCTCGGACGGCTATCCTTACGCAAACGGCGAGCGCATTTTCACGACCACAAAGCAGACGAGCTGGCCGGTGATGGTCTATCAGTACGAGGAGCAGGTCAAGCGCGCGATTTCGTTCGAGTCGGATGGCCAATACTACTACCCTGTGGACGTCTTCGGCGCGGGCGACAACAACGGCAAGCAGCGCGGCTACCTCGTCAAACGACAAAACTCGCTGGAGCTGACATACGAGACGAGTACGGGCAAACAGCTCGGCCTCGCCGCGCGGGACGAGGGGTATTTGGACCTCTTCGGGCTGCGGAAAACCGTGGGGCTCAACTTCGCAGGTTGGGAACAGGGAAGCTTCTCCGAGACGGTAGAGGGTATCTCAGAGCCGCTCAAGTATGGGGTAGAGTTCGCGACGGTCGGCGGCAAAAAAGTTCCGGTCAAGATCATCTACTCAGACGGGGCGGAAATGGCAATCCAGTGGACGGAGTGAGAAGGATGGACAAAAATTGCTTTGTTAAGGGCGTCCTAACTGGAAGGGCTTTGAAAGCTCGGAATACTGGGGCAAACGCCGCAGGGTCTAACGTAGTTCTATCTCCGGTTAGTGCGCTAAATTATGATAAGAGTAGCTTCTTGTTTGGATTATCTGTGGGCATGGGTCTAAAAGGCTGGTCGGATAGAGGCAACGCTTTGGGAGGTGACTACAGCGGAACAGTCCCAGAACTCGGTTATGCATGGTGCTTAGGCAAAGCTGTTCCGGTGTACAAGCGTTACGGTTTGGTCAGCAACCCCCAATATGCCAGATTTTATATCAAAGATTTGCCAGCTTTTTCTGCCGCCGATTATCCATATATCACCATTTCTTTTGGCTTTCGTTTACTTCGATTCAAAGAAAAAGATTTTTTGTCTCTGATGAGCAGAGGAACTTTTATTACAAAAACTGGCTTCCCGTTTATGGCTATGTTGCATAGAACTGACGCTCCCAGGACTACACCATATGGTTATAACTGGGTGGGTGGTTACGATAATAGATCATATGCAATAACCAATTACGCTGATAATGACAGGCGCGCACCAAATGATACAGAGTATTTCGACTTCTATTTGACCGGCTATGATAATGGTCTTGTTGCGAGTGCAATTAGGTATAATGGAGAGAAAAACCAATGGCATTTTAATACTCATTCAGGAAGTCCAATACTTGCAACCAGAGACTATTACTCGTGGCTTTATCTTAAAAACATTGGAGAGTATCTTGTGCTGACAAAAACGCCAAATGGAATAATTACGAATTAGATGAGCATGCACAAATTAATTTTGCTTATCGCAGCATACACCCTAAATCTACTTGACCTATTCTGCACGCTCTGGGCGCTGCATGGCGGGGCGGTGGAGCTGAATCCCCTGATGCGCTCCGTCCCGGTCATGGTCTGCTACAAGGTCGTCATCGTGTGGGGGCTGCTGTGGTGGCTCTCTACCCGGCGGGAGAGGGCGGCGCGGTATGCGCTATACGTTGCTGCCGTGGTCTACGGTGCGGTGGACGTATACCATATAATCAACATTTTATGATAAGGAGGGCAACATGGACAAAACCATTGACGATCTGCTTGCGGCGGAGGCTGTAACGGCGGATGATCTCTTTGTGGCGCAACAAAATGGGACGGCAAAAAAGGTGTCCGGTGACATTTTGCGCAGATACTTTGGGCAGGAATCCGGGTTACCAAAGCCGACGGTAGAGGGTGCTTTTCTCCGCGTTCGGGGAGGAAAATGGACAGAGGAAACCGTGCCCGCGGCGGAAGGAGGTTCGTTCTGATGGCGGAATATCTGGTACAGGGCGAAAGCATTACGGCAGTCGCCGACGCCATTCGCGAGAAGGGCGGGACGACCGCGCCCTTGAGCTTTCCGGCGGGGATGGCCGAGGCGGTGAGGGACATTCCGTCTGGCGGGACTGATATCTCCCTCGGCCTGACCGCCGCCACAGTGGGCCAGACTGTCAAGGTCAAGGCCGTTGACACTGAAGGCAAGCCGACTGCGTGGGAAGCGGTGGATATGGCGAGCGGGGGCGAAACGTGGGAAAAGATTGCGGAAATCGAGCTGGCGGAGGCGGCGAGCCTGATTACAATCAGCCAAGATTCGGCCGGGAGGCCATTTGCGCTCAAGCGGGTCATGATTGACTGCGTGGTTAATATTGATCAGGATCACCCGATGACGTATGCCAAGACGCTTATCAACGGATTTACTGTGAGTAAGAACGCTACATATAATTTTACCGGTAAAGAGGTCGGTTACTATGCGTTTTACGCCGAGCTGATACCAGGTAGTGGTGTACTTGCTTGGAACGTCGCCAGTCCTCAAAATTATAACTGGGAGTGTCCGATACAAAAAATGGGTTACAAATATACCAAAGTTTGGGAAGAAAGTGCAATTACGAAGCTTACAATATCCCCAGACGATGGCAAAAAAAACTTTGGTATTGCAGGCACGAAAATTAACGTGCTGGGGGTGCGAGCATGAGAATATGTGTAAACGGCATCTACCGCGACATGACTGCCGAAGAAGTCGCGGAGCTTGAAAAGTTGGCGGCAGAAGCACCCGCGCCCGAGCCTACGCCCGAGGAACGCATTGCGGCGCTGGAAAAGGACAACGCCGAGTTGCGCGAGGCAATGGAGGCGCTGTTAAGCGGGGTGACGGCATGAGCGAGCTGAAAGAGCGCGTGATCGCGTACAACAAGGAGGTCAAGGCCGCCTTGCAGGAGGTCTACAACGACCTCAACCACGGCCAGCGCAAAAAGCTGCTGCGCAATCCCACCATCCGTGCAATGTTTGAGCGGTATGGGGTGGAAATCGAAGAGTAGAGGAGAAAGGAAGCGGGATATGGGAGATTTGGCAAGCATCGCAGCGCTGTGCTCCGAGGTGACAATCATCATCGGGGCGGCGGCGCTGCTCATCAAGCCCGTGCGGGACCGGGTGCTCGGCTTTGACAAGCTCAAAGACGCGCTAAAGTGCGGGCTGCGGCATGACATGCTGCACACATACTACAAAAACCGCGAGAGCCAGACGATCCGCCAGTATGAGTTGGAGGATTTTATCTACCTTTACAAAGGCTATAAGGCGCTGGGCGGCAACAGCTTCATCGACAAGATCAAGTCCGAGATCGACGAGTGGGAGGTCAGGACGTGAAGCGCACAAAGAAGCTCAAAACACGCAATCGCATCCTCTGCGCGGTAGCCGTGTTTATGAGTGCGTTTATCGTGTATACCGTCGTATTTTACAGCATCAAGGGGTGGCAATGGGATTCCATGTTCCCCTATGTGCTGGGAGTGGGCGGCATTGTAGACGTGATGACGGCGGGCGTCGCCATCGCGGACAAACTATCTGGACGAAAGGAGAAGGACAATGGAACTAATTCATAAGAGACTGGCAAACCTCATGAGCGTCAAGAGCCTCGTGACGCTGGTGCTGACGGGAGTATTTGCGTACATGGCCGTCACGGGCAACATCTCGCAGGACTTTATGACGATCTATGCGGTCATCATCGCGTTCTACTTCGGCACGCAGAGCCAGAAGACGCAGGATGTGATCGACAGCAAGGGTGACGGCGATGTATCACAGTAGGGACATTGCCGACCTGCGGGCGGACGTGCGCGCGAACTGCGTCATCTTCCTCGACCTCTGCAAGGAGGCGGGGCTTCCCGTTCTCGTGACGGAGACGGTCAGGGATGACAAGTACCAGCGCTATCTTGCCGCGCACGGCTACGCGGCAAAGACCGCGACGCGCCCGACGTTCCACGGCGTCAAGGCTGGGCTGGCGTTTGACATCTGCAAAAACGTCAAGGGGCATGAGTACGACGATCCGTCGTTCTTTGCCCGCTGCGGGCAGATCGGCAAGCAGGTCGGCTTTTCGTGGGGCGGCGACTGGAAAAAGTTCCCCGACCGCCCGCATTTCCAGTGGGACAACCACCTCAAACACACAGGGAGCATGATCTTGGCGGGGAAGCTCCCGCCGGAAATGGAGGAGTACATGGATCAGGCAACATTTAACAAGATGATGGACAGCTATTTGGCACAGCTCGGCACCAAGCCCGTCTCCACGTGGGCGGCGAAAGACTGGGCGGCGGCAAAGGCTGCGGGCATCACGGATGGCAGCGCGCCGCAGAGACTGATCACGCGGCAAGAAGCCGTGACGATGATCCAGAGAGCGACAAAATAACGGTGTCCGAATCGGGCACGGAAAGGAAAACGGGCGGGAGGCCTGCAACGTCTCCCCTCGCGTGAGCGCTCTGCAAGCCCCGGCGCACAGCATGGACAAGCAGCACCGAGCGATCCGCGCGCAGCTATCCTCTATGGCCCCAAAGCGGGCCGTGGCGTATATCTTATCGTTTGAGCTGCCGGCGGACGAGGCGGCGTGTATCATCGAGTGCGATGTGCGGCGCAAGAGCTACGCGCAAGTGTGCGAGGCGCTGCACCTGTCACCGGAGGCGGTCAACCGCTGCCGCAGGCGGGCATACAAAAAAATCGCAGATGGGCAAAAAGAGCACCGAGGTTAATCGGTGCTCTCTTTTGCTTATATAATCTTGGTCGCTTTATCTGTAGTGTAGGCGGGCTCTGTTCTGCGTTTTGCCGGTTAGTCGTTATCCGTCTCGATAATCCCGAGTATCTCGGCAGTTTTGTAATCAAAACGAGCGTCATCACACACGAGAATGGGCGCAAAATAGAGTTCAAGCAGGCGTTCCGGGGCGTCGGGGTCGATTACCTGCGCACGATAAGAAATTTGCACACAGTCCGCTGGGTCATTCAAAGTTTCCGGCAGGGAGATTTCATCGTGCAAATCTTCCGCAAAAATGTACTCTTTCCCGTCGAAAAAAATTCTTTCACCGCTTGTGTTCGGGATATAATATTCGTTCTTCATGCGTACAGTCTCCTTTGCCGCAGTTCGACGTTCTCTCTTTTATTCTTTGTCGTTGCGGTGCTTTTCCAAGTATTTTCTGGCGCATTCTGCGAGATAACTGCATTTCCATCCTTCGGCGGTGTTCAGGCCGCAACTACCGCAGTCGCGGCACCTTTCAAACTCTTCGAGGATCGCTTCCGCCTGGGCCTTGCTTGCAATAAAAAAACTGCTCATTTGATCCACTCCCTTGTTATAACAAAGATTTTGCATCTACGCCGAGCACGTCGGCAATGGCAATCAGGTTTCTGGCCGTCAGGTTCCCGGCCTCGGCCTCTCCCAGCTCTACGCGCTGGATCTGGCGGACGTTCACGCCGGACCTCTCAGCAAGGCTGGCTTGCGTCAGCTCGGCCATGCGGCGCGACCATTCCAATTTTGATATCACGCGGTTATGGCAGTCGCGGCCATAAGAGACGAGCGAGCACGTCGTGCAGTCACCGTCAGCCTGCTTGCAGTCGGCATATTTTTTTCGCATATCGGTTATCTTGCCTCCATTAGTAACTCATGGCCTTGCGCATCATTTCACAGTGCGCATCATAAATTTCCTCGGCTTTCTTGGCGGCCTCGAATTTCCGCTTGTTTTCTTCGCGCTCCTCGCCATAGATATCAGCGGCAATGTCATCAGGGATAGCAGCCAGCACGCGGTCGTTTCCTTTGCGGGCGATCAGGATGCAGGGGATACCGCGCTCGTTCCACATTTCTTTAAGCTCGGTCGGCTTGCCGTTGACGGTGAGCTCGTCCACGCTGTACGTGTACTTGCTGCAATCGCATTCGACGTTCCAGCCATCAGCATAAACGGTCTCGCGGGTGATATGGTTAGAGGTGATCGTTGCAGAGATCTTAGCGCCTCTTGCGGTCGTCCAAGCATAAGTCTTAGTCATTGTTGTATCCTCCCGGGGTGTTCCCCTCTTTTGTTTACATGCTTATTATACGCTAATATTAGCGTATTGTCAAGAGCTTTTTGAAATATTTTTTGACCAAATAATGACCAAACAATGACCATTTGCGGGGCGCGATCCACGGTATGATTGAGGCAACAAAAGGAGGTGCGCGCGCATGGACCAGTTTGCAATTGCCGGATACAGCGGCGGAAACTGCATGATGTGTGTTATCGACAACGGTGATATTTTCCAGGTTGACTATTTTGGCAACCGCCAGCAGCTCATCGGCAAGACCTCTTCGGCATATGCCGAGCTGGAGGCCACTACGCAGGAGTATTACGACAAGCTTGTCGAGCTGGGCGTCATCACTCCACCCAAGACGCAGGAGGAGCTGATGGGCGAAATGCAGTCAGCTATGAGCGACATGGCGGAGATCATCAAGGGCCTCTCGGCCCAGGTAAAGGAGCTGAAGGAAAATGGACCTCAAACAACTCTTAGCGGCAGCGGCGAAAATGTTCCCTTCCGCAGACCTGCAAGGCGCGGCGGCGAGAGCGGAGCAGGCGATCAGCGGGACGGCTGACACGCTCGAGGGCGTGCAGAGCACGGCGCGCCGCCTCGGCATCGACCCCAACATCGCCAACAGCCTCTACGCGCGCTACGGGCGCACGATGCAGGCAAAGGCCTTGTGCGGCCTCCTCGGCACGACACCGGAGGCTTTACGCTCCGATGCCAACAAGATACTCGGCGGCGCGCAAAACGCCTCACAGGCCCCGCAGAAGGGCAAAGCGGGGCAGTTCACAAAATTCCCCCGGCTTAAGCAGCCGTAGGAATAAATATTTTGTGAAAGGAGCACGAACACATGGAAGAACGCAGCACCGGTATGAGCTGGATCGCAGTCCTTTTCGTCATCATCGTGGTCGTCGCCCTCTTCGGCGGCAACTTCGGCGGCGGCTGGGGCTGGAATCGCAGCGGAAACCCCTATCCCGCGCAGGAGGGAGGCTGCAACCGCGTGAGCAACTGCCAGGTCGAAAAGCAGGGGATCGTCGACGCGGCGCGCACGCAGTATCTCATTGAGCAGCAAAGCAACGACACCCGTGCGGCCATCAACGCAAGCACGGAGGCCATCACCTCGCAGGCGAGCCGCATCTACGAGCAGCGCCTGCAGGAGACCATCTTTGACCTCAAGATGGAAAACCAGAGCCTCAAGAACGGCATCTTCACGAAGGAGCAGACCGACGCTCTGGCCGCGAAGATCTCCGATTGCTGCTGCGGCTTTAACCGCCGCCTCGACGCGATCGAGTGCCGTATGCTGACCAAGCCGACCCTCTACGGCGTGGCCGCCACCGGCGCGGGGCAGATCATCCCCGCGTCCTGCGGCTGCAACGGCAGCACCAACCTCTAAGACCATGCTCCCCGCGCGGGGAATATGGTAGGCCCTGCAGGCCGGGAAGCAGGCGGGGCAAATGCCCCGCCTATCTTATTTTGAAAGGAGACACTGAAATGTCCTGTAAATCCGCTCTCTATGCTGCCATGCAGACGCCCTCCGCGGTCGCGGTCGGCGGCGTCATCCCGCTCGGCAGCCTCATCCGCCGCTACGGCTGCGATGTCAGCCTCAACGGCAACGCCGTCAACATCACCGGCGCGGGCTACTACGACGTCGACGCCTCGCTCACCGTCGCGCCCGCCGCAGTCGGCACCGTCACCGTCACGCTCTTTAAAGACGGCGTGGCTGTCCCCGGCGCGACCGCCTCAGCGACCGCCGCCGCTGCAAACGATGCGCTTGACCTCAACATCACGGCTCTCGTGCGGCAGGTCTGCTGCGCGGCGGGCTCCGCTCTGACGCTGGTGCTCACCGGCGCCGCCGCGTCGGTCGAAAATGTGGCGCTGCGCGTCCAGCGGATCTGAGAGGTGCGCTATGATGCAGCTCTTGATCGGTATGCTGCTCGGCGCGATGGTCTCGACACCCACGGGCCGCAGCATCGGCAACCAGATCGGCGACGCGGCGATCAAAAAGGTCAAGGACGCCGTGCAGGCGTCCGCGGACGGAGAGGAGGCTGACGATGGAAAATCTGCATGAGCAGCTCAAGGCGTATATCCCCAAGCTCGAACGCAGCATCCAGTCCTACATGACGCAGACGCCGCCCTCGCCCAATTCTGCGCAGGGTATCATGGCGATGTGGGAATGCCTAACCATGCTCAAGGCGGCGGAGGCGGGCACCTGCGGCGAGTTCACCAAGGCGGACGCCGAGCAGTGGGCGCAGCACATGCGCAACACGGACGGCAGCACCGGCGCGCACTGGAGCATGGAGCAGACCACCTCGCTCGCCGAGAGCCTCGGCGTGAGCCGCGACGAGGTCTCGCCCTGGTGCTGGTGGATCGCCGTGAATATGATGTACTCCGACTACTACGGCGTTGCTTCCCACTTCGGTGTCGCCACGCCGGAGTTCTTCGCGGAGCTCGCCCGCGCCTTTCTGCTCGACGAGGACGGCCCCGGCCCGAAGCCCAAGATGGCGGCTTATTACTGCGGCATTGTCAAGGGCAAGGACTGACCGCGTCTGCAAATCCGTCTGCAAAATAGCGTCTTAAATCTGGCGCGCAGCGCACAGAAACGCGCATAATGCACAGATTTGAACACGACCAAAAACGCGCAAACCCCTTGAAAACAAAGGAAATCCCGCAAACTCAACGGTTTGCGGGATTTCCTTCTGTTGGTGGAGGCGGCGGGAGTCGAACCCGCG